AACTGCCTCACCGGCTGCAGCGTCTCCCGTCGCTGGAACGTTCTTTGAAGCGGCTGTTCCGGCGTCTGAAACATCGCTTAAAGTGTGCCCGTGGCCGGTGTCTGATTTGCCAGCCATTTGGGTGTCAATTTCACCCTCGGTGTAATAGAGATCATCGTGCGTATGGGCCGTCGGAGTTCGAGGGTCTGAAAGGCGGGAATCGTTGCCTTTCACCACTTCGCCGGATGCAGCGTCACCTGAAGCTGGAACGTTTAGTCCTGCAGCGGTTCCAGCGTCGGAGATATCGCTTAAAGTGTGCCCGTGCGCGGTGGGTGTGCGAGGGTCATAAAGTCTGGAGTCATTTCCAAGCACAACCTGCCCTGATGCCGCGTTTCCACTTGCCGGTACGTCATATCCGGCGGCAGTTCCGGCATCTGTGATGTTGGTGAGCGTGTGGGGGTGATCAGTAAGGTCCAGCCAGTCCTCTGTGGCTTGGCCTTCGTTGGATATGCACTGGTATATTTTGCCATTGTCGCTCTGTTTGCACGTGTCCCCAGGATAACAACCTCGATCTTCTGTTGTTCTCAATGTGAGACGTGCGGCTTGGTTGGTGGCGCCGTGGTGTGGGTGGCCAGAAAGCAAGTTGAATTTACCTATCCATGCCCGGAATTGATCAGTGGTAACGTGGAATTCTGAATCGTCAATATCATTGGCCAGTCGTCGATCGACGTCAGTTCCGTGGAGAACCTTTATCCGGACAAATGGAGCTTTTTGTTCCTCTGGCATGGCTCAAGTTCTTTCTGGGTAGACTCCAGCTTCCAGGAGGGTTTCCTGTGCTTCCGTTGGGTCGTTTACTGGGTCGGCTGGGTCGCGGTATTTGGTTGTTGTTGTCGGCAGTGCCAGGTCTTGAAATGGATCGCTGCCGCTGTTGTCTCCAAGGTTCACGTTGTGGCTCGGTGGGCTGCCTGCGTTCCAGTCTGAAACGAAGGTGCCAGCCGGGTTCATCGTGGTGTCATCGCGGTCGTAGTAGTGGCTCGGCGCTGTGTCGAAGTCTTCGACGGCTGCCGGGGTTTTTGTTTGGAGTTTGATGTGGCGTTTAAGTTCGGTGTCGAAGACATCATTTCGGTGTAGGCGTTCGAAATATCGGTTGTCGAATGCGATGCTGTGAAAGGCTCCTTCAGGGCCTATGAACACTCGTTCACACGGGAATCTTCCACTGCCGTCTCCGGTGTTGTAGAGAAAGGTTTTGGATGCTTTGTAACCGCTCTCCACGTCGATCAACCAACGGCGTGCATCGGTAGCGTGGGGTGTTGGTGTTGATCCCGCCCGGATGACTGCCCAGACGGTCTTGACGGAGTGCTGGTCGGTGCTTGGCGGGATGACGTCGCGGTAGCAGGTGACAACGTATAATAGGCGCTGCTCTCCCCTGGAGACAATGGACTGGAATTCGCTTTGGTCCAGATCGGAGTCGAAGGTGATGTCCAGGGCGTCATTGCGTCCGTTGACGTGCCTCCAGGCTCCTATTTTGGCAGCCAGTGAAAAGAGGTTGATTTGGTATTGCTCGCGCCATCCTTGGTTCAGGTCATCGCCCCAGTGCAGGATCCCTGCATTGATTCCAGGATTTGGTCTGGATGCTGCCACAAAGAATCCGTCGACTTTGCCACCGTAGTCGGTGTCAGGTAGTTGCGCGATGCGGAATGTTGCCGGGGCTGGTTGGTATTTCGTGAGGTTGAAGGCGTATTCGTTCACGCCTGGCAGTCGGCGGCGGAGGTAGGAACGGTCCAGTGTTCCGGAAAACCGCACGCCAGAGCTGCCAGGCCCCGCAATCTCAACGGACTGGACCACGATCTGGTTGGTGTCTATTAATATCTTCTCGCCCGGATTTAAATTGGAGTGACTGCTGTTTAATTCCCCTTGAAATGTCACTTCAGGAATGCCGCCAAGCCGTCCTGTTTCTATCGCGTGCGCGGATGCGATCGCGGGCTGAGTGATGAATGGTCGGCGAAATTCCTGGTAGGTGTTTTGGGCTCCGTTGGCTTCGGCTGCCAGGTCGTGATAGATCACGGATCGGCTCTCGCCTTTGGCGTCTCGATCGCTGAATTCCACGCGGGTTTCCACAAAGGTTTCTGACCAGCTTTCGGGTTCTTTGACCAATCGATCCAGGAGATCGTTGCTGTCGATCGTGCGGGCTGTCAGGTTTCGGATCCGGACTAACTGGAGTTTGTGATCGGCTGTTTCTGTTATGGCCAGGTCTGAGTATTCCAGGAGGTCTCCAATGAGTTGCCGTGCTGTTGTGTCTTCGTCAAGGTATGGGCTCAAGCCGTGGCCTTCGGCGATCATGGCGTTGCCGATCGTTTCGAATGTGCTTGTTTCGATCTTTGCTGTATCGATGCGCAGTCCGTAGGTGGTGCTTGTCAGTAAGTCGTAGAGCACTTCAGCCAAAACGGCGTCTCCGTCGACGTGGTGGGCGTCCAGTGTGAGGATGTTCGGTTGACGTTTAACCAGGAATTGCAGATTGGGCGGTGATGGTGAATTTCCAAACGCCAGATTGTTGCAAATCACATAGGCCATGCTCCGATAGCCAGGTTGTGTGCCCAGGTCGGTGAGTTCGGTCGGGGCTGGTTGGGTTGTTCCTCCTGGGTAGAGCACGAAGTCGCCGACCCCGGTGGTGATGGTGAGTGGGGTGTTTGAGTTGACCGGTGTTTCGGCGGCTTCGAGAATGGCGTTCTCCTGGTAGATGATTTGCTCCACTTCGGTGATCTCACAGAGACATATCCCCAGGGCATAGGTTCCAAAATAGTTGTAGCCTTGAATGATGGTGGAGGACTTTTTGCCGGTCTTGACGCGCTCTTTGATTGCTTCGGCTGAGTCGTTGAATATGGGGGTCAGGTAGATTCCGGAGAGATACCGGCGGCCCCAGAATACCGGCAATGCCTGGCTGACCTGGTCGGTCGGGAACGCTTGCGGCGCGAGTCCGAAGAGGTGCCGGGATTCTTGTCGGGTTGGGCGTGGTGGCGTTGTGGTGGGGCTTGCCATGGTTTTGTTGTCACGCCCGCTGCGCTAGAGACGCAGAGGCGCGGAGGTTTTTAAAACGGAATTCTTCGCAGCAGTGGGGATCTTGCCAGTAGTCCAGGGCTAACTCGGCTGGAGTTGGTGCGTGCCAAAAGGTCAATTCCCTCCAGCATGAATGCTTCAAACACTAGCTCACTGCAAAACCATTTCCCATTTGAGATGACCTTGCGGCGATTTAGGAACCGCAGCACGCCAAGATAGTCGTAGCGCTTGCCAATTTGCTGACGGGCGAATGCTTCCACTGCTGCGGATTTCTCTTTGGACAACCAATCCACATCGAACACGTCGATGCCGTCCCAGTCTTCGACCCATTTGCGGCGAACGCCTGCCCCGAGGCCTTGCCAGGCTTCGATGATGGAGCCATCAGGCAAGACAATCGCGGCGTGGCTGTAGTCGCTCCAGGTTTGCCAGCGGATCATGGCGGACATAAGCCCGCGCCCTCGGAAGAGGGCTATGCGGACTTTTGGGCCTGCGTACTGTTTGCGGGGATCTGGTTGCATAGTGGATGCGTTTGGTGTGCCACCTTCTGGCGAAGGCGGCTACTTGGTTTTTGTGGGGCGCCAGGCTGATTTGAGTCGCTTTTTCCAGGTGGCAGTCAGGGCGTCGCGGCGGGCGGTGTGGCTGGGCATGACGTGGGCGAATCCGTCGCTGAGGTGTAGCCCCAGGTGGACGGTTTCTTCTTTTCCGATCGAAAAGACCAAGAGGTCGCCAGGCTGGAGTTTATCCAGGTCTTTGACTTCTTCGAAGCCGTGTTCGTCGATGCCTGCTTTGATGGCTTTCCAGTTGACCTCCTTGGGTGCCAGGCTCCCGTAGGCTGGCCAGGTGAAGTCTTGCGGGAGCGCCCCGCATGATACCAGGATGCAGACAGGCAAGCGGACACAGTCAACACCTTTGCCCACGATTTGGGTATTGGTCAGGAATGGTGTCCCGAACCAAAGCTGTGCGATTTCTTCCAAGCGTTTGACCTGCCCTTCAGTTTCGAATGGGCGCGTGGGGTCTGCCTTGGTTTCAGGTTTTGTAGTGATGGGGGCCACCTCTTTGGTAGAGGCATCTGCATTCTCTTGTTTGTCTTTGCTCATGATTATTTCTTTCCGCCGAGGTCCTGGGTGGGGACTTCCATGGCTTTTAGGGTTGGGTTTTCGTTGGGCATGTAGGGCATGCCTCCAAAGTTGTTTGCGTTGGCAAATTTATTGATGCAGGTGTCGAAGGATTTGTCGCAGCCTGCGGTGACGGTGATGGCGTCGCCTACTACCGCTTTTTTGAAGGGCAGCGTCATGTAGAGCACCACGGTTAATCCTTCGCGGATATCGTCGGCGCAGCTCCGAATCTCGTTGCCGACGGTGATCTTGCCGCCCGCAAACCAACCAGCGGCCCGGCTGCCGGTCAGGGTGCATTTAACGATCGGCCATCCGTCGGCGTCCGTTGTGATTTCCGTGATGGTTCCGGTCTCCTGAAAGTTGGTTTCAAGGAGTGTGCATCCGGTATTAAAAAGCTGGTGTCGGCATCGACGGGAGAGTTTGTTGCGGCTCAATGGGTCGCCCCAGTTCCATCGGCTGCCCACGGTAAATGTCAATCGTAGGTCTTGGTCGTTGCTGACTTTCTTGATCAATCCGGTGTGGATTTCATTGGTCAGATCCGGAGCGTAGTAGTCAGTTTCATAAATTGTGAGCTGGATCAGTTCCGGATTGCGTTCGTCCAAAAGATCCCAGAGTTGATCCTCTTCATCCGGAATGATCATCTCCAGGTCGAGCTGGTCTTCGGTGAGTTCCAGGGTGCGTCGAATGCTTCCGTGGTTGATATGGGCCGGTGAAAAAGTGTTTACCCCAATGGTAAACGATTTGCGGTGGGACGTGAAAAAGCGTTCCGTGAAGTCGCTGGCAGCATTGACGGGTGAAAACTTGTAGAGCCAAACCGGGTGTCGTTCTGAAACCGTGTCGATCGTGAATGATACCTTGAGCGCTTCGGCCACCTGGTCTTCTCGACGGATTTGGAATTCGTCGGAGGTGTCACAACGCAACGTGATGGCTTGACCGAGTTGGAGCCGGATGGTGTTGGCGGTGTCGTCGGCTCGTCGCAGTTCCAGGTTGAACCCAGTGTCGTTTTGAAGGCTGATTCTCTTGGCACGCTTGAGTGCGGGCCCCACGAAGGTATCGGCCACGTCGAGAGTCTGAACGTGGGTTTGTTCCATGAAGCTTCCCTCATATTCGAAGGGTAGCTCGATCATGTTGAGACCGGCTTTTGCCGCCGTCGGGGTGACGTATTGGATGGCGACTTCTTCTTCTGCAAATCTCACCAAGTCCAGGTGGCAGACAATTCCAGCTTGCTTTGTGACTGCTTCGGGTATGGCATCGGAGAGGCTCAACACTTCCACATCACCCTCTTTAACCACTTTCAGGATCTCGGCTGCGTAGGCTCCGTTGTCGGTGATGACGGCGATGTATTTTGTGGAGGCGCGCGTGTTCAGGGTGTCCACCAGGTTCGCAGCTTCGATCCGGATCTCGCGAGCGTAGGCTGTGATGTCGGCAGCAAGACGGTGATTGGTGCGGTAGCTCGGCAGCCATGCGGCGCGATATCTGCCCAAGCATTCCTGATAAAGTCCCCAGAAGCGGGTCAGTTCTTCGCCTTCCAGGTCCAGCGTCATGGCGTGGCGTCGGATCGTGAGATCGGCCTCGGATAGTTTGAGTGGATTCCCAAATCCAAGTTCCTGGATCTCCACGTTGTCTTCCCAGCTTTCTGTCGGTTCGTCCCAATCGATCAGGAAGTCAAAGACAGGCCGCCCCCTGAACATGGTCGGGGCTGTGTGGAGTCCGGTCTGGAGTTGGTTGCCGTAGTTTTCAAGGAAATCGAACTCGGCCCACGCGTCGGATGCGTTCAGTCCTCGGACAGATGGCAATCCTTGGAGATATCCATCGCGCAGCGGCATGACCGTAGCGTCGGCGTAGCTCTTGGTTGGGTAGGTTGCAAGCGCGATAGTGTTGCCTGTCGGCACACTGGCCACGGTGAGTATGTCATAGGTGTTCCAATCCTGCCAAACCAGAATTGTTGCACAATTCCAGTCCCCCGGTAAGTCGTCGACGGTAATGGTGGTGTCGCCCTGGGTGATGGTTGCCGCGTTGGTGGCATGTGGCCACATGGGCATGCGTACTGTCTTGGTGCGGAGGGATTCCAGTTTCTCACGCAGGTCCTGGGCTTGGGTTTCGTTTAGGGTCCAGGAGCTTTGGAGGCGGTAGCGGATTTGGTCGTCAAAGGGAGTGCGGTCTTCGCTGCCTCGTTTTTCGTAGTCGATTTGTGTTCGATATCGTCCAGTTAGGATTGGGTTGGCATCGATCTCGTAAGGAAACAAGGTGGGCACTGCGGCCTGTTCGGCGAGCTGCGCGGCTGCTTGCTCGGCGGTGAGTGATCCGCCTGGCATGGAACCTATGTGGGGGATTAAGTTGCTCATGTCAGACCAAGCTCCACTTTATTGGTCCGGGCCATGTCAATGTAGGCACGTCGGCCTTCGCTGCTCCGGAGCCACTCTTTGAATTGTTGTTTTCGGTCGAAGATTGCGACGTTGAGTTTGGATCCGTGTGTGGCGTTGGTGGATGGGGCGCGGAGGTTGTTCATGGGCGTCGCGTTGTCGCGGACGCGCGGCAGGGCGTCCCTGCCGATGGGCTCAAAGGTTGCGGTGTTGTTGACAATGTCCAGGGCGCTTGCATGGCTGAAGTTGTCGGATACCAGCTTCGTGATGATGTCGGTGGTGGTGGCTCCATGGTTAATCATCTCCAGGAGTGTCAGGTGCTTTTGGGTGCCTGCGTGGTTAACGACGTATTCCTGGCCATTTTCGTTGATCGTTATTTGTTGCTCGCCTCCTGTGACAAGGCCGCCTGTGGCGTAGCCGCGACTGGCAGCGCTGGCGGCGGTGATACCACCAAGCGCAGCGCTTGCCAGGCCTCCGAATAGCACTGCCGATGCCGATCCGGATAACATGGCGAGCGTAAACGCTGCCGATCCGGCTGCGGCTGCCCCACCAAAGGTGGCAATGCTTGCGGAGATAGCGGCTGGCAGCCAGGCGGCTGCCAAAGATGTTCCCATTGCTGCGGATGACGTTGTGGTCGCAGTGGCAAGCGATTGCATACCGATCGCCATCATGAGCTGACTCGTCAACCAGGCGGCGGCCATGGATGCGATCGCTGAAACGACGCTGCCAAGAATTGCTGAACCGACACTCTTCAGGGCGTCCTTCCAGGTCATTGTTTGCATGATCAGTCCTTGAATGGACTGTGAAACGCCGTAGAACATGCCCTCAAATGGGGCTGCCATGACGGCGCTCATATCCTGGGCGATGACTTGAAGATCGTCTCCTAGTTGCTGAAATCGGTCTTTAATTTCTACTTCTCGACCATCCTTTTTCTTCCCATCACTAACTGAGCCCGGTGTTGGTTTGGGTGCGTTTTCGATAATTGCACCCTTTTGGGCTTCTAAGTTGATCTTGTTTGCTTGGATCTTTTGTACGTAATTTTCATACCACTTACTCAACTGCTCCGTATAAGAAACCTGCTCCTTTATGACTTCGAGATTTTGCTCCTGTGGAAGCAATACGGCTTTAGCTTTCCCGTTGGCTGCTTCCAATTTTTGGAGGATATTTTCAAGTTCTCTCCCGTTTTTCTCGCTTACTTGGACCCATTTTTCCATGGGGGCGAGCGGTATTTGTCCTTCAAACGCTCCAGGACCTTCAAGTGGCTTGATGTCTGCAAATGGCGAAACGGTCACACCTGGCAACAAATTCAAAACTCGCAGGACGCCGTTGATTTGCTGGGTAAGTCGCTGAATGAAGTAGTTGACGAAGTCAGTAGCTTTTTGCTTAAGCGTATGAATCAACTTGTCCGCGTAGTATTCTACATTCTCCACCAGCGTGGACGTGACTGTCTCCCATACGGAAATAAAGAACATGCCGCCCTCATTGGCCAGCCCCCTCATCCAGAACGCAAAATCAATCGGAGCTTCAAGGAATGCGCGGAGGGCTTTGTTTTTGATCAGTGCCGCATACCAATCCACGTCGGCACTGAATGTTTTGCGGAAAAAGTTGGAGGCTTGTTCGTAAGCGGCTTTGAGGCTTAGGACGATGAGGTCATCGAGCTGATCGTTTTGGTAGGCGTCGATCACCATCTCGAAGATGCTGGCGATGTTGGTGCCTATTTGTTTGATTTTTTCACTATTGGCCAGCTTATCCAGTTGTTCGTTGAGCTGAACCAGGCGAGGTGTCAACGCATCTCGGACGTCTGAGAAGAGAGCAGTGCGGAGTTTGTAAAAGTTGTCGGCAATGTTGGTGATCTGAACACCTGCCGTTAAGCTGAGGGCATTGGTGATGCCCGAAAACCGTTGAAGGCTTCCGGATAGCTCATCCCATACCTCTGGACCTTTTTTCCCTTCTTTCTGCAGGTCCTCGATCTTGTTGCGAGTTTCACCGCTGATGATTCCCAACTCCTGGAGTCGCATCGCAGACTCTCCAACCGGGCGTCCGCTCTGCAGACCATCGTAGAGTCTTCCTACATGGACGGCGATTTCGTCAATGGGTTGCCCCGTAGCGGCTGCCACATCGGCGACCAGCTTCAATCCATCGCCTGTGCTAAGTGCGCCTTTTGTCAGAGTTTCAAGTGTTCGGCTTGCTCTGATGACTCCTGGAAGTTCAAAGGGTGTTTCTGCGGCGAAGTCGACCAGCTCCGCGACTCGCTTTTGGCCTTCTTCTAAGCTTCCTAACAGGACGCCAAATTGGGTTTCAAATTGCTCCATCTCGATCGATGGAGCCAAGAGGTTGTCTATGGATCGCAGTCCAGCGTAAGCGGCAGCGACTGCAATGAGTCCAGCGGTCAGTTTGGCGGCTGCTCTCGCGGTGCGGGCAAAGGCAGTGTCAACACTGCGCTGGGTGCGCGCCAAGACTCTGCCTGTTCGATTGGCTTTGGTCTCGGCGGTGCTCAGGGCACTGACTTGGCGCGACACACGATCGACCACGTTGTTGACGCGGTTGATGGCGTTGAGGACGATGTCGATCTGTGTCTGGGTTGTTGCCATTTATTTTAGGACGCCTGCTTGTTTCATGCCTGATATAAGGCCACGGGATGGGCGAGTGGCGGACGCGGCGCAACGCGTCCCTACCGTTTCATCTCGTTTGGCTGTGAGGGTGGTCATCAGCTTTTTGTAGTGTCCTTGTTTGTCGCCAAAGAGGGCGGCTCCGATGGCACTACGGAATCCGTCGATCAGGATGGCTTGTTCGCGGGTGTGGGCCTCCTGGGCACGGCGGTGGTAGAGCCGGAGCTTGGGGAGGCTGCAGTCAAGGAGGTGTCGTTCGTCGAATCCGCGTCCGATGAGGTAAGCGAGGATTTCGCTGATTCCAGCGCTTGCTGCACTTCCGCATCCATGTCCACTCCCATTCGCCTGGCTTTGGCTTTGGTGCGAGCGAACCATCTCTCGAATAAAGGGGCGTTGATTTCATCCCCCTTTTCCAACACGTCCATAAGTGATTCGTCGGTGAGTTGATCAACGCGTTCAGCTTCGTCGCCGAGGTAGATTCGGGCAGTGGCCGTGTCGTCTCCCTGGGCGCGGAGGAGTTGATCCATGCTCCGGAGGGGGACGCGGCGGATGGTGACGTCCAGCGTTCTGGTGTCGATCAATTCGACCGTGAGTTGCTGGGCGTCTTCGAGGATGGTTTTGAGTTCGTTTTCTTTTGTCATAGCTTGGTGGGGCTTTTGAATTGTGAATTTGGAATGGTGAATTAGTTCAATTCACTCACCAGGATATTGCCGAGCGGGGCGACGACGTTGGCGCGGATTCTGGCGACGGTTGGGGTTTGTGGACTAAATTCCAGATTGCCACCAGGGATAAGGTCGACGGCGAATTCAGTGTGTTTCCAGATCAGTGTGCCGTTTTCGTCGTAGACCTGCAGGTCGCCGATGCCGCTCCATTTTGCGCGTTGGAATGGCACGATTGCGGTGCGGTATATGTCCGACGCTGCCGTGATGGCTGGAATATTGACGGTGCCACCAATGACGTCGTCGTCGATGGCTGCCTTGAATTTGATCATCCCGAGCTCTTTGTCCAGCTCGTAGTCATACGTTTCGGCAAGCGTCGTTGAATTCCCGGCAGCTCCGTAGGCGGCTTGTGCGCCGGTCAAGCTTACAGAGTTGATATTTCGATACTGTGCCGTTGTGCTGCGGATTGGATACCATTTGTTCACGCTGCAGATCACCCCATCGGAACCGGTGTCGAAGTCGAAGTCATCGATCACAGGAGTGTCAGCAGATCTCACATTGTTTGCAGCACTGGTTCCAGCGTTGCCAAACATCAGAATATTGAGAGCTGCGAGGGTCAGTTGATTGAGTTCGATGTCGTAGGCGATCTTGAAGCCAGTGACGCGATCGTCCAGACTAACATTGAGCCCACGTTTTGCACGCGTGATTTCCGCTGTGGTTAGTTCCGGACTCACTGTGATTTTACCGTCTCCAAAGTGTACAGCAGGCCCCAAGACGGCTGTTGCCGGGGTGTCCGTGTTGGTGTAATGGAGTTTGAGTTCTCCGGTGCCTGTAAAGGATTTGTCGTTCATGGTCGTGTTTCGTTGTTGTTCGCGTTGGGGGGCCATCCCGCGTCGGCGGGACGGTTACGTTACGGATTGGTTCGGAGCCAGACTTTGCCGGGGAGGTCGAGGACTTTGATGTTGAGGTTGATGGTTTGCGGGCTGTTTGGGTCAATCTCGTTGTTGCCGTCGATGGTCAATTTGCAAAGAAAATCATCGTGGATTAGTTCGGCATAGACCTGGTTGTTGGCGTCTCCTTTGCTGCCAAAGATAGCCAATTGCCCGATGCCTTCCCGCTGTAGGGCTTGGCCAACAACGTCGCCTTGCAATCGTGCGGCAGCCGTGCCACCTGCGGTGACGCCTGCGACGGTGACTGTGTTACCCAATGCAACCGCTGAGGAAATGAACCGCACTTGGCCGGTGCGAGCGTTGAGTTCGTAGTCTGTTCCTTCGACCAGTAGAGATCCCCTCGTCAATGCTGCCGCCGTGATGTTGGTGAATGGCACGGATGAGGTGTTTTTGATCTGAAACCAAACGTCTTTGAGTTCAGCAATACCTGCTGGCAGTGTGCTTGGCACCACGATGTCAGCGCCTGCAGCGCTGGATCCGGATGCGCCGTCTTCCAATTTGCCGCCGTATTCGGATTCTGATCCAAAGAGTGCGGAGACACTGTTCCATGTCAGATCATGCATTTCAGCCTGGATCATGAGCCCCACTTTGGTGACGTGGGTTTTACCGCGTGTGTTGATGCCTCGGCGGGCGAGGTCGTGTTCGTTGGTTTCGATCAACGGGTTGATCGAAATTTGGTGAAGGTTGCCGAATTGTTTGTAACCGCGATTAACGGCGGCGGCTGGTGTTGTGACGTCGGGACAGAAGAAGAATTCTCCGTCGGCGACCAAGTTGGATTTGGTGAGCATAGTGTTTTATCCGTGTGTGCGACTTGCGCCGCGTGATAGTTCTAAGTTTTCGGTTCCCATGTTGACGTTGAGAAATAGCCGGTAGCCTTCCCGGCTGGAGTCAAGTTTGCCGTCCTCTTTTGCAAAGCGCAGGCTGACGCCTTCAAGCGGAACCAGGCTGCATCCTCGGATGCCGATGGTTTCGCCTGCGATCGCGCTGATGACGTCTTCTTTAAAGTTGATGATTCCCGGCTTGGTGCCGTCTCCGAAAAAGCTGCTTTTGCCTGGGGCATAGTCTTGGTCGGACATGATCAGGATGATCTCGCCGTCCCGGTGGGATTCGATGGATGTGCCGCGCTGGTCGTTGCGCCAGAAGTCGCCGCCGGATACGACCAAGCAAATGCGGTCCTCAAATTCCAAGAGATCCATCAACGCTTTTTCCAGATCGGGGATGTCGTAGAGGCGAACGTTTTTAAATATGGCGTCGCCTTCGAGTGCGTGGCCTTCGGGAAAGACCAGGCTTTCAAGCTTGGTCTTGAGCGCGTCCAAGATGGTTTTGGTTTTGCGCCAGCTCATGCTTTGCCCCTTCGTTTCAGGATGGTTTCAACGGTGTTGAAAACGGTTTGTCTGGCCATTGCACCGATTGCTTTGTCGGTTGGCATGACTGTTAGATCGGCTTTTTGGCTGACTTTCTTTTTCAGGGCGTAAAGGGGTTCGATGCCTTCGCCGTCCGGACGGGCAAGGACGCCTTTAACGAAAAATAGGTTGTCGAATTCTCGGGCGCGTTTGCCATGAGCGTCCGGGTGGATCGGGATGGTTAGGTAGGCGGCATTTTTGGGTGTGATGACGCCGCCTTTGAGGCGTTGGCGGATGCCTTTTTTGGAGACTGTTATCACGGCTCCGGAGGCGGTCAGGGCGGAGTTAGTGGAGTCGCCTGCCTGGCGGTAAAAGTGGGTGCGTTTGCCTCCAAGTCGGTTCGGTGTTTTGTCCCGTTCGTAGAGGTGTTGTTTGATCATCTCTTTGCCTTCGTCTCCAAGGGCTGTCCTAACAAGGCGCGATTCGGCGCTTCCCTGGATGGCTACCAGGAATTGCTTGACGCGATCGTCGCCGGTTAGGTTGATGGTGATCATTTTTTATTCTCTCACAAAGGCACTAAGGCACTAAGTTTTTGGTCATGGAGTCGGGGTCAGTCTGCCGTTGGTTAGGGTTGCCAGGCCGCTGTCCAGGAGTGCCTGGCGTAGTGCGTTGCTGCCGATGCTGGGTTCGGCTGATGTGTTAGCGTTGATGGATACGTCGGTTGGTTGTTCGGACGGGACGTCCAAGCCTGCCAAGCCGAGGCGTTCGGCTTCGGCTCTTGCCACGTTGCGGGTGCGCATGCCGGAGTTGAAGTCAAAAGGTGGATATTCGGTTCCAAAGCGGTTGAAGCCTCCGGCGTCGAGGTTCTTTGTCCATATGTCGTCTCCCCTCATGGCAATCATGCGGCCTTCGTAGAGCTTGCCTCCAGCGCGGACCCATTTCTCCAGCCAGGGGCGTGGTTGTTCGGGCATGCCTCCGGCGCGGTAGAGTTCCAGGGCCGGGTAGAGTTCATGGATGTCCGGATCGTTCTGGGACTGGTGCTCGCCGTAGCCGTTGGCTTGGGCGACGTTGGTGTCCAGGATGAGGTTCTGTCGTTGATCGGTGCGCAGGTCTTTGATGGTGCCTTCGTCGCCTTCTTCCGGGGTGTAGTTGAGTTTGGCAAGGATGGCGCGGATTGCCAGGCGTGCCTGGGCTCTGTCGGTGTCCTGGGCTACGATGAGTTTGACTTGAGTGAGTGCTTCGTCCAATACCTCCGTCATGGTGACGGCTGCCGAGAAGAAGGAGCGTTGGCGCAGTTCGACGGGGAGCTGCTCCAGTTGCCAGGTGCGCAGGCGCGTTGGCATGAGCTGCTTTTCCTCGAGGTAACGGAGGGCTTCTTCTTGGCTGGTGGGTTTGGTGAGCATGTTGCGTTGTTGTGCGCGTTGGGGGTTGTCCGGGCGGGACGCCCAGACCTACCTTTTATTCGGGCTCTTCGAGGCTGTCGAATTCTGCCAAGACATCGGCCACGGTTGGGGCTGTGATTTGGTTGGCTGCGTTGCGGGCTGCCACGGCGGCTACCAACAGCCCGGCAATGGATTCAACATTGTCGCGGTTGGGGGCAATGCCGAGTCCGTCGAGGTGTCCGATACGGGCTTCGGCTTCGTTGAGTGCGGCGAGGCATTCGGACTTGCCTTTGTTGGCATCCAGTTCGGCTTTGACGCCGAGGATGCGACTTTTGAGTGCTTGCAGTTGTGCTTGCATGGTCGGTTATTGGATTTGATAGATACCTGAAATTCTTATGGATGTGGTGTCTGTGAAATTGGATTCATCCAATACAACAACACCGGTTGCTCCCCAGTCTTGCAGGATGATTGATGTTTGACTTTCACCTACTCGCAGTTCTGGCGACGAGGTTAATGCCGCCATGTTTGCCGCATACAGCGCGTTGAATAATCCGTTTTGAGCGGATGATGCTGCCGAGGAAAATGGCAATCCAGTAATGAGTGCTTGCCCGGTGGATGTGCCTTTGGCGGTGAAAGTGATATTCATACTAATCAAGCACAGATTCCCTATTCTGGTGTAGTATCCGGAGGCAATGCTTAATACCATTCCTACATTGGCACCTCCAAAGGTTACTCCTGGGGTGAAAGTGCCTTTATCATATACAGGTTGTGCACGTCCAACCAGGGAGACTCCGTTACCAACTCCCACAAACGCATTGCTGGACTTATCGTAAAGTTTGCCGGTGGCTTCGTCGAAATTTTCGGCACCCAGGTCCGCGAGGACGCCGATTGCCGTGATTTGAATGTTTCGAACATAAAAAACATCAGCCCCCGCAGCGTCATTTACAATGGAATTGCCACCATCCAATGGATTGAACCGTAACGCATTCGTGTTTAGCGTGAGCAAGTGTTCAACCTCGATGCGGAACCAAGAATCCAGTGGGGGTGATGAGTAATTTTTTTGACCAGCACCGTCCCAGCTAACCTGTATCCCATCTACAAGCGTGTTAGTAGATGGAATAAAAATATCCGCTATCGCCTGGACACGTTTCCCTAAAAATGCTCCCGTAATTACTTTGTATGCAATGTGAGTATTGTTGGACGTGTCCAGAGTAAATCGCATATTATCATCTTGCCCACCTATGCTATCTATATTCCCTGCAACTGTTCCGCGCGTAGCTGCCCAACCATCGGTTCCAACACTGTGATTAGATATGTAAATTCCACCACGCGCACCACCCCATTCATCTGCAAAGGAATTAGGCAAGATTCCGTTTTTAGACCATGCTTTTGCCTCAGCAACTGTCAGTTCCCTGTTGGCAGCAAGAACTCTGAAAAGAGTTATTTCACTCGGTCCGCTGCTGTAACTGTCACCTACTTCCACAGCTCCAGCCAACTGGGACATGCCTGCGTAGGTTCCCGTTTCGGCTACTGACGCAGAGGTGTCTTCAACCCCGTTAATGAAAAGTTTTAAAGTTGGGCTAGATTCATCTCCATTATAGGTCACACAAACTCGGTAAATCTGACTTAAGGTGAGCGTAACACTGCTTGTGATATCAATGTAGTTCGATGCATCCGTCCACAGTCTAAGCACGAGTTTTTCAGCGCTTGATTTGAAAAAATACCATTCACGTGTCGAGGTGCTTTCTGTCTTGGCGATAATCGTTGCATCACCGTCGTCGTGAAATATGACTTCAGCCCCCAATGCAAACGGTAAATCACCGTCCGCATTGCAAAAGTTCCACTTGGAATCGTGAGCGATATTCAAGTTCGCAGAGTTTCCATTTAAGTAGAGGGCTGGAGCAATGGACCTTGATCCTGATATTTCAGCTATTTCATCCAACGACAAAACCCCAAGATTCGTCCTTGCCCCTGCTGCCGTTGTTGCCCCTGTCCCTCCTTCGGCAACTTGTTTGGTGGCGTCGGCGTCTTGGCTGTAGGCGGTGCCGTCGGAGATGGCGCGGTCGCCATTGGCCCAGGTTTTGCCCCATAGGGTGCCGCCAGCCTGGATGATGTAGTAGTCGCCGTTGTTGAGCGTAGAGGGATCGGGAAGACTCGCGGCGTCGACGGTGTCGATGAAGTTTTCGGTTCGATTGCCTGGGGCTTGGAATACGTTCATGTATTTTTTCGCGTTGGTTGTTCGCGGACGCGCGGCAGCGCGTCCATACCGGGTTATGCGTCGTAGGCGATGTCCAGGGTGATCTGGGTGTTGCTGTTGTCTTCGCGTTTGACTTGGTATTCGTTGAGGTTGGCGGCTTTCACTCCGCTGATGCCTCCTTGGGACGGAATTCGGAATGTCTCGCTGGTTTCGTCGGCGCGTCGGATCAACACGGTTGGGGAGTTTGGGTTGTTGATCGTGAATTCGCTGCATCCCTTGCCGGGCAGGGTTGTCCACCCGGTGCCAGGGTTGGCTGTTTGGACTGTGTCAAATTTGGTTTTCATGGTCGTTTTAAATTTGTGTGCGCTTGGGGGCCACTTTCTGGCGAACGCGGCTACGTTTTACAGGCCGTCTTGGGCGGTGCGTCCGTAGGCGGAGGTGCGTGCGGTGATGGTTGGTTTGATGTGGCCGGTTGCTTCTTCGCTCGGGGTGGCCGGGGCTTCGATGTGAAATTTGCAGTTTGCGACTTGTTCCAGGATGCGAATGGCTTCTTTGCGTGCTTCCTTGCGGGCGTCCGGAATGCTTTGCCGGACGCGGTTTGGCATATCGACGGCCAGGATGTTGAGCGCCGGTCTCATGAGTTTGGCCGGGATGGTGCCGTCTGGTCCAAGCTGGTTGGTGGCGCATCCGGCCACGTATCCACGCACCATGTCTGTGACGTCATCGATCGTGGGTTGAAGCGGATCGACCTGGCCCGCCTTGAGGGCGGCTGCTCGAATGGCTTCGAGTTCCGGACCTGCAAGGACGGTGAGGACGTCGTCTTCTGTGATGGCGTTCCAGGACATGGTGCGTGGTGTTGTGGATGCAGTGGTAGTTGAGTTACTAAGCGGCGTTGGCGTTAACCATCTTAATGGCTGCGGTGTTGGTGACTTTCACTTCACCGGTCCAGTCCATCTTCAGCGCTTCGCCGCGTCCGTCTTCGAATTGGTAGGTTCCAGGAACCATCCATTTTCCACGGAGGCGGAAGGTTTTCATGAACGAGGGGTCCATGGTGTTCGGCGTGGGGTTGCTCGCAAAGATGAGGATTTGGTTGCTCATCAGGAACCCGATGGATTCCGCTGCGCCTTCGACCGCTGTGTCGTTGACCATGTCGGAGTAGTCCACGACGGGGTTGGTGAGCAGCATCTGGCGCACGTCTTCCAGGGATGGCTGGGATTGCGCCTTGGCTGTGCCAGTGTAGCGGGCGATCACCTTGGCGTTGGATTTGAATCGACGCCATGCAGTGAGGCCAAAGATCAGCACAATGCCTGCGCCGTTCTTGGCAGCTTTCTTCACGGTTTCGATCTGCTCATCCAACACATCGATTGGATCCACGCTGGCAGAGGTGAAATTGCTATCCACGGGGGTGCCGACATTTGCCAGGGCAGTGTCGATCACGTCCTTTTCATGGGCAAGCGAGGCGGCGTCTGCGATGAGGTCGGCTCCATACTGGGCCATGTTCATCAACTGGTCGCCTTCGAGTTTTTCCAGATTGTCGATCGGGAAGTCGAGGGCGTTTGGTTCCAGGCTGTAGGTGGCGTCCGTGGCATCGAATCCGATGCGGGTGGCCTTACCGCCGATCGCGCGCTTGGTGATCGGGATTTTGTAGCGGTGTTTCGCGTCGTAGACCTTGTATTTGCCGTAAAGGGTCGGCACTTCCACGGTCGGGGCGATGAGGTTGGCGACTCGGCGGACCGATCGCTGGGCAGCGTCTTGCGCGTAGTTCCGCAGGACGGGATTTGCTGAGATGGTTTGTAAACTCATATTTAGTTACCTGTTAAAGATGGATGGTTTCTGTGGGCTCGTTATGAAACGACGATCTGATCGCCCAGGCGATAAGGACGAACCAAGACGAGTTGTTCGTCGACTCCCGCTTCTTCAGCGATGCCGACGGCGGTGTAGGTGCCGCTGGCTGCTGGCAGTTTGATCACTTTGCCAGTGTCGCCACCGGTTTCGTCCGCGCGGACCAATTGTTCCCCTGGGTTGCAGGTGCCATTCAACCTCAATCGAATGTTCTGATTGGGCTCGATGGGAAGCAATTTGGCTTTTTCCCCGGATGCTGCGCCTTGGCCGATGGCAAAAGGCGTGTGATCAGCAGCTGCGCCTGGCAAGGCCGCCTTGGGGGTTCCGGATGAGTTGACCACTTTGGCAAGGTAGCCTTCTTTGCCTGTCAGGTCCGCGTTGGCAATAAAGTCCTTGGGTCCTGCCTGTGTGTTGGATTGCTGGTAGTCCATAATCTTTTCTTCAAATGTGTTTCAATTGCGGTTCAACGCTTCAGTTTTTGGCGTTGTATTCGTTTTGTGCGCGCCGGTAGGCATCGCTCAACGACATGTTGGGGGTGGCCTTGATCAGTTCGCTGGCGCGGTTTGCCACAAAGGCAGCTTCCTTGTCAGCGGCGTCGTTGGCTTTGTTGATGACGTTCTCCGGCCCCTTGGCGGTGTTTCGATTGAAGACCGTTTTGGCGGGTGGATTGTTGGCTGCCTGGGTTTGGGCCGTGGTGGTGTCAGAATCCCCGAGTTCCAGGTTTTCCAGCAGCTCCAAGGTTGCATCACGGTTGGTGATGAGTTGTTCGCGGACTTTGTCGCGGTTCTTGATGACGCCGGAGTATTTCTCCAGGTCCCGGTCGGCCAACTGTTCAAGGTAGCCTTTTTCACGATTCTTGATGGTTTCCAGTTCTTTGAGCTGGTCATCCTTCGCGCGTTGTTCATCCTGGAACGCGGTCAGCCGGTTCCGGATCTGTTCGTCCGTTGCCGTGGGCGCGATGGCCAGCAACGAGCAGAGGATTGTTTTTAGGTCCATGTCTGTCTTTTCTGTTTGTTGTTGTTGTGCGTGGGACGAGGTGGAACTCATACCTCCACGATTTGAAAGCGGTTTAATTTTCTTGAGGCCTGGGCGGTTGGTGAGGCCTGCGCCGTTCATTACGGTGGCCCGGTAGCGGTTGCCTCCAAGGTGTTCCAGGTGTTCGACCGGAAATTCTGGCGAGATAAAGCGGTAGTCGCCGCCTTCCAGTGCTGCTTTCCCTGATTGACTCCAGCGGATCTGGGCGTAGAGGCCGTCTTCACGGGCCTGGACGTTTTGGATCCAGCCTGCGGCTTTGGTCTCTTTGTCGCCGTCGTGTGAAAAGTGTTCGTAGTCGACCAGGACTTCGCCTTTGAATGTGGCCGCCATGCTTTTGATGGCTTCGCGGTCCAGGACTTGGATGGCAGGTTGCTCTCTTTGGCCGGTCAAATGCTCGGTGACTTCCAGTCCGATGGGGGCTTCTTCGATGGAGACAATTTGGATGTATCCATCCTCCGGAAGCTTGAAATCCCGATTTGTGACGGTGAGCGCTTTACCTCTTGTTTTTAAAATCTCTGCAATCATGATTTAATTCTCTGCATTCGCGTTTTTGGTTTCGATTGGTATGCTGACCGCTTTTTCAAGAGAACCCCCCTTTAGATCGCGAATTTGAGCATTTCCCCGTTCGGCTCCGTTGACCATCGCAGAGGTCAATATGCCGGTCAGGGTGTCGCCGTAGGGGGTGATGGTCTCTGGGTTGGCCAGGAGGTCGGCCCATTGGCGTTCGATGTCGGCGGCGATGTCGGTCGCGTTGGGGGGCCACGTCTTGGCAGACGCGGCTACTTCTTCGACGATTCTGCGGAAGGGGGCCAGGGCGTCGGCGAGGGCTCGGGCGTTCTGGTCTCGGGCGGTTTCCTGGAAGCCGTTTGGTTGGCCGGTGTAAAGGTAGTTTTCGCGGTTGTTGACGGTTTGCGTGGATTTTGCCCGGTTAGTGACGGGTGGTGGTGGGTTGGTTTCACCACCACCCGCCGGGCGCACGTTGTTCGGGGCATCAGGTCCCCGAACGGAAATGGTGTAGCCGGTGCGTTCGCTCAGTTCTTCGGCTTCCATGCTATATCCTGCACTGTGCAGCTTGGACGCATGGTCGATGATCTCGCCGACTTCTTCTTCGTCCTCGGTTTCAAAGTCAAAGTAGGCGTAGACTTCTTCGTTAGGCCATCGTTCAGCGATCAGGCGCTTGTCGATTTGTTCCTGGAGAGTTTCGGCGATTGATTTGGCCAGGGCTTTGCCGATGGAGTCGAAGGTTTCTTCGTGGGCATTGCCTGCCAGGGTGCCGGATCCGCTCTTGGCCAGCATGGTGAGCAGCGAGCCGGTGACGCTCAGGACGATCTGGTCATCCTGGTAGTCCAGGTGTTTTTTGAATGGGTCGCCTGCGGTTTTGACGTCGGCGGTTTTGATATCGGAGCCAGCCGGGAGCACGCCTCGCGAGTCGGCGATCATGCTCTGGACAACGGTGTCGTATTCCGCTTTGTCGTCTTCGCCTACGTTTTCGGGAAGTATAATAAAGGTGTAGGGTATGCCAAAGTTCTCAATAAAGCCGTCCCAGTCTTTTTGGCTGAGTTGTTTTCTGACAAATGACACCAGGGCAATCTCGTTGACGGGGTCGTCAATTTCGCGGATCACAAAGGATGCCGGGTCGATCGGGTCGCCGTGCAGGTCGGATGCGGTGGCGTCTTCGACAAATTTCCAGTCCCCATAGAGCCCGTCTTTGACCCAGTGCCATTGGGGCACGGGTTCCAGGTGGTGCATTTCGTAGCTCTCCCCATCTTTGCGCCAGTGGGGTTCCAGGTGGGCGTAGCCTCTGAATTCTGCCAGGCCAAGGTGCTTGATGGCTTCCTTCAGGTTGTCAATGCGCTCGTAGGACTGGCGCAGGAATTGCTTCTGCTCTTCGGCGATCGCGTCTTTTCCGGCCGGGAGTTCGTCAATGATTTTGATACCCCATTCAAAGCCGTTAAGTCGGCCCAGCAGTTTGCGTTTGCAGGCTCGAAGGGTGGCGTCACGTTTCTCGATGAATCGGTAGAGCCATTGCAGGTCCGGGTAGATGCCGCGTTGTCCTTGCTCCAGGTATGTGACAACAAGCGTGGGGGTCAGACCGCGCAGGGGGTTGAGCTGGGAGCGAAAGGTGTCTTTGAGTTGTAGGGGCACCACTTTGAATTTCATCGAATACCTCCCATGTTTCTGGCGATCACGGCGCGGTTGCGGCGTTCAGCACTGCGCATGAATCGGCTTGCACCTGGCCAGCGTTGTGGTTTGCCTGCGGGTTTGTAGGTCTTGGCGGCATGCAGCGCGAGGGCGAGCGCCCAGAATCGGTCAGAGTGTCCGTTCTTGCCTCGGTCCGCTGTGAAGCGGACGTTGCCCGAGGCGGTGGTCTCTTTTTTAATTGCCCGCAGATCCGCAGCAATCTTGCCTTTGGGGTCGGGAGGGATACGGATGGCCGCGTCTTCAAATACTGTGCGCAATGGGTATGCAAGCTCTTCTTTGACGGGGGCAGTAAATTTGATCTCTTCAACTTTAGAACCAAATCGACGATGCGCGTTCTCGGCCAGTTGGGCGCCAATACCACTCGCATCCACACAGGCACGCCGCAGTTGTGGTAGCTGTAGTAAATCATAGAGGATTCTTTCCTGTTCCCTAAAGGGGGTTTTGTAGAGTTCGATGCAGCGGCGGGTGAAATAGAATTCTCCCACTTTTTCAAGAACCCAGATGACCGTGAGGTCGTGTTCACGCCCTATGTCCATTCCGATGTAGAGCGGATTGACGCAGTCAAGGAGATCCGTTTCCCACTCTTCTGTCACGCGGAACTTGGCGCGATCGATCCATTCGAATGGTAGGAACGCGGTGGCATCGTCCGATGGGAGGCACATGTATTCCTGGTCGAATGTTTCCTGGTCGGCGCAGCCGTCTTTGATGTAGTTGAAGTATTCGGCTTCGTCCATCTCCAGGCGTTCGTCGTCGTCGGTGGCCCGGCGCAGTTTTTCCTGGAGTTTGTAAAGGAAGCCTTGATCCAGGGCGTCCTGGAGTGTGACGGTGTGGAGGCTGATCTTTTTCTTGTTCTCTCCGTGGGTGACTTCTTCCACCAATCCGTTGAAAAAGTTGTGGGTGCCTCGGTGAGTGGAGACCATTTCCAGTTGACCGCCCCAGGTGATGCCGGGATAGGCAATCGCGTAGAGTTTGCGGGGATCAGGATGGAGCGCGAATTCGTCCAGAAGTCTGGATCCGCGTTTGCCTGCCTGGGCGTCCGGGTTGCTGGACATGGAGTGGATGGCTTTGCCGTTGGCGTAGCGAATGTCGTAGCTGGTGTATGGCTTGCCTGCGTCGTCGTTGTAAATCTTCTCTCCCAGGTCTTCGGCGGCGACTTTCAAGATGTTTGAAAAGTCTTTGCAGTCCTCCAGAAGTAGCCTTGCCTGGATGTCGTCACGGCTGGAACACCATGTGTCGTATTGACGCCCTTTTTTGGAGGTCGACCGGACGCAGCGGTAGGCAGAGGCCCAGCTGATACCGATCTGGCGGGATTTCTGCATGAGCTTGATCCGTGCCTCATCCAATACCCAGTCGCGCTGGTATGGTAGCATGAGCGCCTTCGGCTGCTTGGGGATGTTCTTGGCTTTGCCGTGTGGGTTCTTCATCACATTCCAAGGATGAGTTCATCGACGACGGCTTGGGCGTCTTCGGTGAGTCCTCCGGCTTCTTTGGCTTTTTGGGCTTTGGCCTTGAGCGCTTCGACCTGCTTCTGCCTTTCGGCTTCGGCTCGCTCGTATTCGGCGATTTTCATTTCCAGGTTCCGCTGGGCGTGGTCGCCGGTGCGCAAGCGGGATATGATTTTGGAAAGGGTGTTGATGTCGACGCCATCTTCTCCGGTCATGAGAATGTCGAAAACCATCTGCCCAAGGACAACGGCGGAGGCGTCTGCAAAGCTGTTTGCGGTGCCTTGTTCCAGGAGGGTTTCGATCTGCCCGGAGACTTCGGTGGCGCGTTGGAGTTTGGCGCGCCACTCGTTCAGCGCGCCTTCTCGGAAATTCTTGGCGGACATCAGGGATATCTGGATGCCGCGCTTTTTCGCCAGATCCTGAATGGCCTCCAGGGTGAGCCCCTTGGTTTGGGCACACTCTTGGAAGAACTCTTGGAGTTCTTCGGCGTTCAGGTTTTTGACGATTTTGTTCATTTTTTTAACCGCAGATGGCGCAGATTTTCGCAGATTATTCCAAGCCCATTTGCTCCAGGTATTCCTGGCCTTTAGAGGTGATTCGGTAGTGCTTCTTGGCGATGGAGAGTTCGGCGTGTTGTTGGATCACCATGTCTTTGTCTTTGAGGTAGGCGATGTCCTGCTCGATGGTTTCCTCGGGGATTCTGACCCCTTCCAAAGCGATGCGCCGATTGATGTAGCTAATGGTCGCCGGTTTCGGATTGCATTCCCCCAGGCAAATCAGGATTGCGTTGCGGTCGAGTTCTTTTTTCTCTGGGCTGCGGTCGCTCATTGGTTTCCTAATCTTTCCAGGATACGGTCAATTTTGCGTGATAGTTCGTTGACCTGTTGATGGCTGATTTCGTTCTCTTTCCTCAGTGAGGATACTGCGCTCTGTAGGTCGGTGAGCCGGGTGTATATCTTGTCGCGGCTTTGGGCTCCCAGCTCTTCGCCGCGTGTGAGTCGTTGACTGATCTGGCTGATCGCCTGGCTCAAGTTCTTTTCCAAGTTTGCCAGCTCTGTCTTGGTGGCGTAGCGCTCGTGAATGGCTGGCGTATGACGCTGCTCAAATCTGTCGGATTCTTCACGCTTGTTTTTTTGCCAAGCCCATATCCACTGGCTGATAACGATCAACCCGACAAGCACGGTCCCGAGAGACTGGAAATCAAGTGACGGCATGACCAATTATTTCAGGGTGTCGGCGATTTCCTTGGCTTTGCCCAGTGCGTCGCTGAGTTGTTGAACGGTTGCTTCGTCACTCAGGACTTCCGGCTCGCTCGCCTTGACGGTGCGGTGGTAGTTCAGGTCGCGCACTTCCAGGTCCACCGAGGCGGCTTTGCTGTCGATCGCAAAATACTTCCACTTGGTTTTCTCCACTCCTACCAATTCGCCCTGGTTGTTGGTGACGGGGCGTTCGTGCTTATGGGTGGCGCATGCCGGGAGGCAGGCGGTGAGTGTGAGCAGCAACAGGAGTGTGATCGTGTTCTTCATGGCTAAAATTGTCGTGGTGCTTTGTAAATGATGTCAGGTCGGCGAATGAGTTGTTCCTCGCTGCGGATCGCAACCGGAGGTTTTGGATTCGAGGCTGTGATGTGTGCGGAGATGACTGGAGTTGACGCCGCGCCACACGCCGCGACGGCCACCGAGGAAATGGCCAGGGCTTTGAGCAATGAGGATGTGTTGTGCGTGCGCGGCGTCATGTTGTGAACCAAGTTTTCCAGCGGGGGGAATGGCCCCGATGTTGGTCGTAGTGTGCGCACAAAAAAACGGAGCCGTGTAGGGCTCCGTTTGCTTGGTTTGCTTGGTTGGGGGTTATTTCAAGGTATTCCCGTTCTTGGTTTGGTGGGGTGCTTTTTTCTTAGCAAATGAGGGGGAAGGATGATAGCTTTTTCTCACACCTGCTTGAACAAAGGTGCAGAGCGTAGAAGACGGTTAATTTGATCTGTTAACCTGCTTACGTTTCTTTTCTGCTTCATCGTTCTCCTTTTTAAGTTCTTCCAACTGATGAAATCCTATAATAATTTTTGAAACCGCAAACAGCCACTCTATCGTCGCCAAAGCAAGGAACAAGGCGTAAACAGTTACACCACCACAAATCATCCAAACAAATTTTACAAACTTAGGGTTTCCAAGGTCTGGGCACCAACCTGGTGCAGGAACGCTATAGAGAGCTTCGCATACAAGAGCCAGAATAATGGCAACAAACTGTATGAGTAGAAAATGAACAAATGTGCCAGCTAATCGAGCCATTTGTGATGATAGTACGAGTTTGTCATAATCAAATTCCTTTTGCTCAATATTGGGTTTTGAGAGAATTTTCCCCAAGTTTCCAATCGAGGCTCCAACAAGAATTCCGTAAACTCCTACCGTAAACCCGAGAACTGATGGCAAAATGGAAAAAACTTTGTCCCACCATTCAGGACCACACCATATGGGGGTGGTTAAAATAAAAATCAGTATGGAACCATAAAAGTAGGGAGAACTAAATATTGTCTTTAACCACCCATACTCCTTCAACCTGCCGTAAGCTCTGTAAGCGTCACGAAAGGTTTTTACAGACTGGATCTGGCTGGATTTTTTTTTGCTCATTTAGGGTTGGTTTTCTTGACATATTTTTCGAGCATTTTGTCGGCTTTTTCAAAACAAAAATTGAACAATGGATAATCTACTGAATATTGAACCTGCTCCACAATTGGCATTTTCTGTGTATTGAATGTTTTCTTTTCTCCATCATCATCCTTGGCTCTTATCTCTACCTTTCCGTCTTTGGCACCAGCTTCAATTAGTTTTTTGGTTTGTTCGTTGGGTTGGATACTTCCTGTTTCATCTGCCCACTTTTTAATCTCCTCTCTTTTTACGTGCTCCTCTTCGAATATTTCCTCAATTGATTTTCCAATGTCCGATGAACTGTCGTTTGGTTTGGTGAAATCCACATGAAGGTAGTTGACTTTGTATTCAGAAAAAACATCCAGAATTTGTTGGGCATCGGTCATAGCTTGAACTTCGATTGTTCGAACTTGAAGTGCCGCACGCATTTCTTCGGTGTTAAGGACTTCTTTTAAAAGCCAAACTGCTTGATTTGGAGTTAATCTAGAAGTGCGATTCTTAGACAAGTAGATCATAACGTGGTCCTCTGGATAGAAGAAATAACGAAACGTCTTTCGATCCGGTTGTAGATTCCTAAGTGGATCTTTCACTTTTTCAACTGCCGTTGGATCCGCCTCTTTTCCAGTTATGACATTGTGCCAAGCTCCATCAGTGTCAATATTTGTGAATGTCACCAATTCACCAGTGACTACTTCTTTTTCAAAACGTTCCTCAATGTATGCTGAATTTATGCATCCATGTCTTGGGCCATGAACCGGTACGCTTTGACGGTTTTCCGCAGCAAGTTTCATCAATTTGATGTATTTGCCAGTTCTATCAGGCGTTCGAGGCTGCAATTTGATGTTGATGATGGAGAATTCCAGTGTTCGAGTTTTTTTCATATCACGTGCGCTTGTGTATTTTCAGAGTCCCGAGGCGTCGACTTGAGCTGCTTTGCTTGCTATTTTCTTTTTTTCGGAATCGCTGAACAATTCCAAATCCACATAAACGATTTGCACGGATGCCGCAAATGCCTTGTCTAAATCTACCTGAACAATGCGATGGTCTCTCATAATACGCTTTATGCCTGACATGGTTTCTCCAATTCTTGGTTTATCAAACGGTCCGTATTTGTTTTCCAGTATATGGCAAATGACATCACATTCGGCTTGGGCCTCTGTTGCAGAGTCAAACTTCTGAAGTGCAGATATTGTGTAAATCAAAGACTCATCAGGTGTAATACTGACGTAGTAATCGTGCATTCCTTTAAATGGTTTCGTTGGTTGAAAACCATAGAGCACATCTCCATCGTCCAAGGTTCTTGTCCAAGTAGCTTTGGATACGTCAAACTTGTCCCCCAGTTTAAGTCCGAAGGCTCCTTCGATTTTTGCTTTCGGTTCTTCGCCTTTTGCGGGCAATACGAGACTGATGGCCACCAGGGCAGCCAGAATCATGTTTTTCATATGTTTTTGCATTGGTTCATTTGGGCGGTTGGTTCCCCCATGTATAATGCGTAAAAATGGGAGGTTCGGTGTCAGATATTTTTAGTTTTTTCATCCACACGGGGATGTGAATAAGTTTCGGCGGTTTCGGAATGGGTTGGACGGTTTTTGTCCTACCCATGGCGGTAGGTTTAACCCGTTATGACAGCGAGACGTATATTGGATGATGTGTTTTCCAGGCTGAAAAAGGAGGATCAGGAGGACTTTGTGGAAGAGATTAAGACTTGGGTGTCTTTGCGCGACGCTTTTTCGCATTCTTGTTTTGAACGTAGTTTGCCACTCCTTGTGCCGCCTCCTTCAAAGCATCCTGCACTGCTTGACTTGGCTCGGAATTGATTTCTCTGGAACTTACTGTTCTACCATCAAGTGAGTCCAAAATATCTTGCCAATCGAGCGGCAACGAAGCAGCCCCCTTTTTTTCAAAGGATTCAAGGAAAGATTGCAGACACAACTTAATCACACCGGCACGGGTGTTTCCCATGCGTGATGCTGCATTGTCTATGCGCTGAATGGTTTCCTCATCCAGCCTAACAGGTATTGGTGATGTCCTCGCCACGCCTGCATCGTATACCAAAAAAAGGTTTAGCAAATCAATTTTTTTCTGTTGACATCGTATACCAGTGATATACAGTAGTGCACACGATGAAAACAAAGAAAACCAAACCTGTGCCGGTGAGACTGGATGGAGAAACCATTCGGAGGCTCGAAAAAGCGGCAAACAGGATGGGATCGAATAACAGCAGTGTCATTCGATTCGCTATCATTCAAGTGCTCCCTGATATCGAACGTGGGACCATTGTTCTGAACAACTAACCATGAGCCTTCCTTTCCCATCACTTGATTTCCAAGGGCGCACCACGCTCACGGTGAATGATATCGCCAACAAGTTGCGATATACGCCGGAACATGTGATTGGCCTGATCGAGTGTGGGGAGTTGGTAAGCGTGAATGGGAGTCGTTCGGTGGAAACACGCATGTCTTACCGAGTGCCAATTGAGGCCTACCGTGAATTTATCCGCAGCCGGATGACGGCACCTTTCAAGGAGACTTGTTTTTCCAAACTGACTTTAACGCAGCTCATGACCTTGGCAGGCGAGCTGCAAGCGGCCATCGCGACCAAGCGCGAGGTCGAGAAACATCAAACCCAATTATTCGAGGACGCATAAATCATATGTCAGAAGCAACCAATATCATTCCCACCAGTGAAGTAATTCCAGCAGGCGAGGAACCTCAAATTTTATTACCAGATGGATTTGCAGATCAGTTTCAACATGCATATCACGAAGCCGTCAATGGCGTAAGAAGGGTAATTGTGTTCGGAATGATGTGCCTGCACGTCAAACGAAATCTTCAACACGGAAGGTTTGGAAAATGGCTCAAAACGAATTGCCCAGACCTCTCCCATGAGCGAGTCCGCCAGTTCATGCGTCTCACAGAGGGCATTATGGGAATAACCAAATTCCAAGCGTTGTTGGATTTTGACCGCCCCAGCTACGAACTCCTTGCTTTACCGGATGCCGAGGTGCCTGAAGAGGTGAGGCCGATACGGGATGAGATATTTAACCTTATCGATGGTAAGTCAGTCTACCAGTTGGAGTTAGATTTTGGAGTGCGCAAACCCATGAAGGGGATCAGCAACAACAACCCCGAGGGCAAGAACGGCGGGAAGCGTCAGGAACCTGCCTGGACGCCTGAGGTGTTGCACCAGCGCGCGTTGGATGTGTGGATGGACCCTCAGCGCAGTATTTTGGCATGGGTGGATGACATGATGGACGGGACTCCAGAGGAACCCTACCGGCTGCACCACCTGAATCTCACGGTGGATGAGTTGGGCCATTGCACGCAACGGCTGGATGCGTTCCTGCGCAAGCTCAAGCTTGTGCTCAAGGAACGGCTCAAGGTGGAACCTCAGTTGACTACCGGAGGTGGGCGATGAGCATTAAATTTCACAGAGGACCAAAGCTTTTGGCTATGGTAATGATCATCACTTCAACTTTCCTGTCTGGGTGTGGCGACAAAATTCATGAAGGCTTGATCTACGAAAAACAGTTTTCCCCAGCAGAAAGCATTGTGGTGATGATTCCTGAATCTCACGTTATCGGAAATGTAAGGACCACAACGCTACGGCAGCATTGGTTTCATTATCCGGATAGATGGTGTGTCAAGATCGAGAACCCTGAATCTGAGAAAGTCCAACGTGCAACTTGGTGGATCGACCAAAAGACCTTCAATGAAGTCCAAATCGGGGAATGGTTCATCGCATCGGAAAGCTCCAAATCCACTGAACCTGAATTGAGTAATAGGGGGCAAAAATGAGTGGTAAAAAACTGATCGGTGTTACGGATTCTGTCCAGCAGGCGGAAGAAGCTGAAAATCCAGAGTTACAATCACAGAGAAGGAAACAAGAGCAGTCACGGCAAGGATCAACGATACCACCATCAGATGGCCGCACCATTTATAAAGTTTCCCCGGTTTTCCAAAGATTGGGCGAGCGGGTAAAGGCATTCTTTTCTCCTGGGCTTTACGTAGTTCTCGGTCATACTCGACTACAAGAGTTTCTTGCCAATACACATCCCGATATACTGCTGCGGCTCCGAACAATATACTTAATCCCAGAGCTACCAACGCAGTCGCCAAGCAATAGCGAGCCATCGGAATTGGAGGAATTTCAGGATTCAGCCCTACTAGAAGCGTCAGGCCACCTGCCGCGAGGGTCAAAAGCTGACGATACCACGCCATCCGAAGATCCAGAGCCTTGTCATTTAGATCCAGTCTTTGTTTCTCGTCTTCTCTACTCATATCAACTCACTCAACCCGAGCATGGTTTTATCATTGGATTGATTGCCGGGGCAATACTAACCATCGCGATCGGAACGGGAGCTTTCTTCCTGGAACCACTTCTTTAAACCATGATTGCACCTTACCCCATACGATCTGCTGTGTCCGAGTCTGTAGGTGACGTTGTTGTGACAAGTGTTGTCCAGGATGCGCCTGTGGAGGTGTTGGCACAGTTGGGCACTACGGCGCGTGATCGGTATTTTGTGAGGTTGCGCTGGATGCGGGAGATTGATGGTTTGGGTGGATCTCGCAAGGCTGCGATGGAGGTGGCCAAGGTGTATGGGCAAAAGGTGAATTCGGTTTACCAGATTTATCGCAAGTGGATCAATGCCGGGAAGGATTACCGGGTGTTGATCGATAAGCGTCATGTGCCGACTGCATGGCAGGGGCGCAAACGGGAGTTGCCCAAGGCATTCCTGGTGCACTGGCGGCAGTCTTGCGACAAGTATCAGCGGAAGATCCGGCCTGCGTGGTCTGCGCTAATGGAACAGCTTTGCCGGTGGCGTTCGGGTTCGGCATGCCCTATACCGGGGTATGATGCCCCACCGCCCAACGCCGCCGGCTGCAATCATCCGGATGGGTGGAGCTATGAGAATCTTCTCAGGCATGCGCCAACGGACACGGAGTTTGCTGCGATGCGCCGGGGACGGTTTGCGGCTTCGTTGACGTTGCCGACGGTGCACCGGACTCGGGTGGGGTCTTACCCGCTCATGGAGGTGCAGTTTGATGACATGTGGCATGACTTCGAGGTGATCCGCATGGGGCAAAGGGGTAGCAGCCGTTTGGTGCAGTTCGGAGCGGTGGACATGTTCACTACCTATTTGTTTAACCCTGGTCTGAAACCGCGTTTAAAGAACATTGCAACGGATAAGACGGAGTATTTAAACAAGAAGGATTTTATCTTCTACCTGCTCTGGTTCTTGACGGACATCGGTTGGCACAAGGATGGCACGGCGCTGATCCTTGAGAATGGGACCGCTGCTGTAAACAAAGACTTTGAAGAGCGGCTTCACAAAGTGACCAACGGTCTGGTCACGGTACGCACAGGGGCAATGAGTGGGCGACCAGCGGTGAGTGGTGGGTATGGGGAAAAGGGCAAAGGGAATCCGCGTTTCAAAGCTCTCAAGGAGGGGCTTGGGAATTTGGTCCATAACGAGCTTGCTTGTCTGCCTGGTCAGGTGGGCATGAATCGGGATCATATGCCGCTGGAAAATTTTGGACGCAATAAGGCGAGTGATGAATTGGCTCTTATCGTGGCCGCTCACCCGGAGTTGGCTGACAAATTGAGTTTCCCTTTTCTGACTTTAGACCAGGCGCGCACGGTGATCCTGGAGACGTATCGACGGATCAATGATCGGACGAATCATTCGAATGAGGGGTGGGAGAAGGCTGGTTTGGTGCGTCGGGAGTTCCGTGTGGATTCGGGGACGGATCTTTGGTTGCCACTTTCGAAGTTGGAGAACTTGTCTCCGGAGCGTCGGGAGGTGATGGAGATGATCCTGGCTGAGGATGCGGAGTGTTCCCGCATGCGTCCGTTCTCCCCTGCAGAGGCTTTGACCACGGTCAAGGGGCAGACGCAGCGGCTGAATGCTGCCGGGTTGGCTTCGTTGTTGCCTTCGGATTGTTTTGTAGAGCGCACGGTGCGGAATCGGTTGTTTGAGTTCGAGGACGCGGAGTTGGGACCGGATAAGTTTCGGTATCTGGCGCGTGTGAAGGATGCGGCTGGGTTCGATGAGTTGCTTCCCAATGGTCAGAAGTTCAGCACATGCGTGAATCCCTTCAACACTGACCAGATGCTGGTGGTGGATGCTCGTGGCGTTTTTGTGGGTGCGTGTGAGCGTTGGTCTTCTGTCTATGCACACGACTTGGATGCGATCCACCGGATGCACGGCAAGAAAGAGAATATCTATCGCGAGTCGATCGCTGAGTTGGTTTCCAGGTCGGGTGGTGAGTCCAGCAACCTGGCTCTGCGCAACGGTCGCGTGATTCAGAAACACGTCAAGGATCTGGACTCCAAGGCGGCTCGGGGGCTGGATGCGGATGATCTTTTGGGGGATCAGGAACCGGAGGTCTACCGGGAATCGGGACAGGTTTCTGGTTTGGATGCGAGTGATTTGTTGGAGGTGGATCATGAATGAGGCGGTCAACAATCTGCGGATCGGGGACTCGGTGATTTCTCGGGTGACGGGGAATCCGTATTGCAAGGACCGGGCCACCGGGGATGTGGTCAAGGTGAATGGATCGTTTGTCCGAATCAGGCTCCAGGATGGTCTGGAGATAGCGGTCAAGCGGGAGTGGATCGAATACCAAATTGGCATCGATCAAGGGAGTGGAGAAAGCGTCACCGTCAATGGGAACGGTGAAATAGTAAAATGAAAGGTAAAGGATGCACGTAAGGTTACAGAGAGTCAGGGAGAAGGTTTTGGATCGGCATTTGCCGATGATCGATTCGGTGGTGGATCGAAACACTCAGGAGGTCGAGACGGTGTGGCGCGAGGATTACAAGGCCAGAGTCAAGGCCATCTACGAACAGGGCGTCGACGCTGCACTGCGGCAGTTGAACGCGATGCACGAACATAAGGAAATCAATCTGGACAGGTAATAGTTATGAGTGATTCGAGCAAAGGAACAGAAGACGCAAAGTGGATTTGTAATCACCTAAAAACTGTTTTTGAAAGGTCCGGCAGTTCACAGGTTGCAAAGGCTTTTACTAAAACCGCAAAGAAGTCAGGTGTCCCCCCTTATTTAGCCCCATACATAAGAGGCATTGTAAAAATCTACTGGATGATGGGAGTTCGTGAGGCAATCAACATGTTTCAGAGTTTGGAGGAATCCGGAGCTATTAATCTCAGTTTTGGAAAAGAAGATCACCCTTGTTTAGACAACAAAAAAGGTAAGGCCGCGCGGCAACGCGACCTTACCAAATAGTGAAAGGATGCAGAAAATGCACGGATGGAAAATAGAACGCGCGGAGCTGGAGCGCAATATAAATCACGGCGCGAGCGAGGATCAAGAGGTCCTGTTGTGGTGTTGGCAATGGTGTCAGGATCGAAACATCTCGTTTGAAGATTTCTGCCGCCAGGTGGGCGTCTCGGATAACACGGTCTACAAGGTGTTCACGGGTCGGTATGTGGCTCAGGGGTCATCCAATCCGCTGCCGTTGCCCGAGAAGTTGATCAAGGGGGCGCGTGAGTTTCGCCGCCTGGAGGAGGAGCGTTCGCTGTATGGCGAGTCCTCATTTGTGGAGACGGCAACGGCTCGCAAAATCTGGAATGCCCTGGATCTGGCGCGTGAGTCTCGCACGCCGGTCTTCCTAAGCGGGGCATCTCATATCGGCAAAACAACGGCGTGCGCTGAGTATATGCGCAAGCGTCGGGATAGCCGCACGGTGTATGTGAGGTTGCGCCCATCAAGCGGGGTCAAGGCTGTGGTGAATCTGATCGCCGCTCAGTTCGGCCTGGATACATCTCACACCAAAGAGCAGTTGCTGGATGAGATTGTCGGTCGGCTTACTCCGAACACGATCATGATTTTCGATGAGGTGCATTTGCTGACCCACACTTACACGAAGGTCAATTATTTCAATTGCGTGGAGACGCTGCGCTATCTCTACGACGAGGCGCAGTGTGGAATGGTTTTCATTTTCACCAATCTGGGTGTGGAGAAGTTCCAGCAGCATCGCAACGGGGAGCTGGAGCAGTTGTTCCGGCGCGGTGTGCATCGCACGCAGCTTGGGGTGATGCCGAGTCATTGGGATGTCAAGGCTCTGCTCAAAAGCCAGGGGCTGGAGCTGCCGGACAGGGGCGAGACGGTGGAGATCCGGATCAAGGATCAATCCTGGACCAGGTCGCCGCGTGAGGTGGTCAACTCGCTGGCTCGTCATGACGGTCTCAAGGCGATCACGGAGCGGATGCGCTACGGCACCAAACTAAGCAAGCGCAACGGTGGCAAGTTGACCTGGACGCACTTCTTGAATGCTCACTTGATCATCGAAAGCAACAGCAACCCAGAAAAGGAGTGGACCTGATATGGCAACGATCTACCAAACAACGCAAGCCTGGAACGAGGCGGTGCCAGTGGGGGCTTTTGTCATTGTGTTCAATTACCCAAAGGCTGGAACGTGCATGTGCACAAAGACAATCGGCGGCGCTTATGACGGGGATTTCGGGAAGTCTTATGTGCCGGTGGATGGGTTGAGCGGCGGGGTGCCGCTGGAGTATGTGAAGGAGGATATTTCGCAGTTATGAGTGATCAATTCGAGCGTGAGTATTTTGGATACCCGTCGACCGATGATGGCCAACGTGAATTGCGCATTCTCGCCGTACAATACCTTGATGCTACTGAATCTTACGATCGAAGAGTTTGCTCTGGTCCAATTAAGCATGGAGAAATCATGCCCGCAACATGGGATGAACAACGATTAATAACCCGAAACGCTTTCAGAGAAATGAATCATTTTAGAGAAAAAGCAATTCTTATGGGGTTCTCTAATATGGATTTTCTCAAAGCAATCAAAGAAGTCAGAATTCGAAACAGACAATGAAAACGATTGATGAATTTAAAAAGGCGGTGGATGAGGCCGCAATCGCAATGCAGCAATTGGAATTTGCGGAAACCCTTTTGAAGAACGAGTTGGCCAGAGTCCAAAAACGATATGCCTCGTTGCTGGATGGACTTAAAAAAACGGCATCCAATAAGACGAAAGCAGCGGAGAGATTTGCCAAAAAGTATCCGGCAAAAGTTTTTGGATCCGATTCAAAGGAGGCGAAGCGGGGGGAAACCGGAATGGCGTTTTACAAGTTACGCAAGACTCCGGATGTCCTCAAGCCCATGACTTCCTGGACATGGGGCAAGGTGTTGGAGCGAATCCAAAGCATGCCAAATCTGGCCGGGCTGCTACGCCACGAACCAACGCTCGACAAGGAGCGGATCAAAAACGACATGAAGAAGACCAACAAGCGCGAGTGGCAAAACATCGGGGTGCGCCTGGTTGACGATCAGAAGTTTGTCATCGAACCCAAACCCAAAATGAGAAAGGAGGGTGCAGCATGATTGCCAATCCGAAGTGGGTAGCCGAGCCCAAGCGCACGTATGTGCGACCAGTCCGTCGGCATATCAATTCAAGCAACCACAAGCCCAAACGTGGAGGCGCATCGTGGCCGGTGCGTTTGTGGCGGTGGTTGTGGAACCTCGTTTGTCCAGCCAATTCCAGAACCAGGCAGAAAGGACAAGCATGACAGCAGCGCAAACCAAGCTCTACTGGCGCGAGTGGGCCAAGGCCCGCCGCACGTTGATCTCGCATGGATACGACACAAGCGAGGTGAACGATCAGCGGCGAGAGTTGACGATTCAGGCACTTGGGGCTCCCGTTGGAACGACCGTGAGCAGCAAGGATCTGACGAATCGACAGTTGGACAAGGTGCTGGGGGCCTTCCGGGCGGTCAGCCGTCCGGCGGATCTCAACGCCCAGATCAACGCCGAGTATCAGCCGCGCGGTAGGGCTTGGTTTCGCCTGCGACAAGAGGCTGGCAAGGCAAGCGTCGACAAGCCCTACCTGGTGAGCATTGCCAAGCACATGTTCAGCAAGCATGTCGACGACTGCGACGAGCACGAACTCGTCAAAATCACGGTAGCTCTCCGCTACCACAACAACCGCCAGGAATCCAAACAGGACGAAGGAGGCGAAGAAGCGATCGCACGGGGCACCGGCACTCCCTGGAACGAACGCGAACAAGCAATCGACGAAGACACCACACACCGCCCCGTGGCGGCCCGTGGAAGTCTCGAATGTGCCGAAAACAACAGAAAGGCGGTGGCTGTATGAGCTACAAACGACCAACGTTTAAAGATGTCTGCAAACTGGATGCAGAGATGGTTCAAAACATTCTCGGGGCGGCCATGGTGGCGGGTGGATTCTTAGCCTTTTGGATTCTGTTATGAAGTGGGGTAAAGAATTCTTGATCGTGGTTCGCTTTGACAAAAATCAATTTAAAGAAGTCAAGCACTGGCGAGATATACAGGGTGTGCGTGCTGATGAGGCTTGGATCTATGGTGAAGCAAAGAATTCTGTTGATAAACGTCTCCTTGACGCAGTGCTCGCATCGCTCATATGGACAGGAAAAGACACAACCCACTTAATACAAATTAAGGAAAACAAATTATGAAGTGCCGAGTTTGCGAAGGATCTGGATGGCTGCCCAACGAACCGACGACGTGTTCGGAATGCGAGGGATCGGGTGTCATTTGCAATGTCTGCAAATGTGCCATCGATGCCTGGCAAAAGTTGCGGGGCACCTGCGATTCCTGCCACGAAGCAGGTGGCACCTGCGAAGAATGCGGCTGCGATTGCCCTCTAGAGGATACGATCTGCAGCGGGTGCTATGATGACATGTATAAGAAGGATTAACATGCATCTATTGACCAATATTCTGGACGAACTTTTCATAATTCCAATGAGCCTGTTCAAGTTGGTTCTCTTGATTGTTGGCGTAGCTTTTGCAGTGCTGATGGCTCTTGTATTGTGCCTTTTCCCTAAAATCCAACACAAAGCCGATCATCAAGGTATCTGGATTAAGAATCGAGTTGAAACGTTACTTACCGGTGAAACGGAAGAAAAAAGGACCAAGCAATGACCCTTTTAAGTGACGATTCACCTTTCCCATTTGGCCGCCACAAAGGCAAACCCATGCGCGATGTCCCAGCATCCTATCTGGACTGGTTGCGCGGCCAAAACTGGCTCCCACAATGGCCCGATGTCGCCGAATACATCGAGCGTAATGAAAAGGTCATCGACTGGGAATTAGACCGCGAAGAACAAGAACAAAAGGAACTTTTTTAACCCCTAGAACGACTATGAAAAATCTCATCTACATACTCACATTCATTCTCACACTTGCCAGCGTCCAGGCATCAGAATTGAGTAGCATTTTGGACGAACTCAAAGCCCTTGTCACACTCTCCGATAGGGTCCGAGCTCTGGAGCAAAAACCGGACGTGCCAAGCGGTTTCCTGGAAGGCGTCGAAGCACGGATAAACGCGCTGGAAAACGAACCAAAATCCAAGGATGAATCGGCTAAGTTCACCTTCGTTTTGATGGATGACGACGGCGACGATTTCGCCGACGACGAATGGGAAGAAATCATCGCCAAAGGCCAGGCAATTCAAGCTGAATATTGGTTTAAAAAAGAGGCGTTTTGGAGTGATCAAGTCAGCAGCCCATCGGGGCCAGGTTGGCTGGGAACTTCAGCCATGCCGCTCATCCGAATTTTGTGCATCGAGCCAGAGTATTTTTTCCACAACACAGTGCGATTGCCAGGCCGTTTTGAAGTCACATGTCCAGCTCGCTGGGGGAGCATTTTACGGTTCTATGGAGACGGCGATCGAGTCCTGATTGATGACGTTGCCTATGGGGTCGCAACCATGGCTCCAGTCGGGATCTACGTGGAGCCCACAACCACTGTCACGACGAGTTCAGGTGACATGATTGTCAGGCCATTTGAGCAAAGTATCAAAAACCTGATCTTGGTGGCGCACAATGGATCTTTGCCGGTGTATTTGGCTCAAAATCAGGACCGTTTTTGGATGAGTGCTTGCAACATTCAACAGCACCAAGGACGGTTGAGTAGCTACATCCAAATGGCCATCAAACATGCGCCTCCATTGCGGGCTCGCGACTACCCGTTTTCAGCCGTTCAATCCACCGATGGAAACGTCTATTTAGCGGACCCAGTGTTCGATGATATCCAGTTCGAAGGGCCACATTCAAACGCTCTGAGGCAGGCATTGGGATTCTTCTCCGGAAACAACATGAGGTTCACGAATTTTAACATTTACGGGTGGAAAATGGGCGTCTACTGCCACGGTGGACAAGGGCGAGTGATTTCCGGCTGGACCATGCACCACGGAGAGACCGCAGACGGGCGGCAATTCGCCCCAAAAGATCAGATGCTCCCCTTCATTTTATGCACTCGCCCAGGGGCAAATTTGGACATATTTCCAGAGCATGTAGCAGGCTTCCAAGGATGGGTTCTCCCCAAGCGAACACCAGCCCCAAAAACGGCTGGCTGGCACACCAAAGGCGAACTCCTTTTTTGACCTATGATCACCTCCCAACAAACCGAATGCGACAACTGCTCTGAAGAGTTCGAAATGACCGGGGGAGACTGGGGCATGTGCCCACATCACGGCCTCCTTTACTGCCCCGACTGCCACTGTCCGGCCTGCGAGCAACTAAGCAGCCCAGAGGTCAGCAAAAGAGATGATTAAAAGACAATTTTGGCAAACCAAAGCCGAGCAAAACAGCTCGGCTTTTTCTTTGAAATGGTCAAATATCTAACAGAAAAGATCATCAATACCGTCTCTGAACACTTCGGATTGGCCCCCTGTGAGGTATTCCGCAACACCAAACTGGCCCACATATGTGTCCCCCGCCAGGTGGCAATGTATCTGATCGCCAAACACACCGAAAGAGGCCACACCTATACCGCCGAGCGATTCGGCATGCACGCCCACTCCTCCCACCACGCCACTAAGCTGATATCCACCCGCATCGCCCTGGAACCCCGATTTGCGGCCCAAATCCAGGCCATAGAGCACGAGATCAGCGCCTGGGTGCAGATAGCTGGCAGAATGCCTGCAACAACCCTGCAGACCGCCTTCATGACCCCCGAAAGTTTATCAAACCTTTGCCATTTTCCGGGGGCAGAGCCCAAAAGTTATGAAACCTCGGCCTCCGGGGTCTGATAATTGGAAACCCTTGGAAGTGGGCATGTTCTAAGGGTTTTTAAGGGTCTTTCCAGGTTATTAAACCTTTTGACGCTTCTCAGTATCCAGAGCGGAGCTGAACACGGCGGCAAAGCGTGTTTGTATCAGGTCCATTCCTTGAGCAGTTACGCGAAGCATCGAAAATCCTCAACTTTTAGTCGACCGACGCTTCTTGGGATGAAGGGATTTTCCAAGCATGTGGTCCGACCGGTCAATGACGTGGGAACTGGAGCCAACGATCAAGGGGTCGGGAG